AAATGGTATAGCAGATGTTACTGAAAAACAAAAAGTATATAATGAAACTGGTCAAGCGATTAAAGAGGTAGAAGCTGGTAATGTAGATGCACCTATTGTTAAAAAACAAATTGCAGATGGTAATCCTGCTATTAATATAAATAAATTAGATGAAGTAATTAAAATAGGAGAAAAAACTGCAAAAGAAGATTCAGAATCTTTTATTAAATCAATATTAAATACTAAATCATTTTTAAGTTCAGAACATGTTATTCATACATTAGATACTATATCTGAATTATTTACTGCTGAACAAAGAGCATTTTTAAAAAATGATGTATTATCAAATAAAACTGCAGAAGAACTTGCTTATCTTCTTGCTAGAGATAAAGAAGAAATATTAAAAATATTACCACAAATATCAGCTCAAAGTGAACAACAAGTAGTTAGAATGTTAGCTTCAAAAGTAATACTACAAGATTTAGCAGAAAACTTTATTAAAATTTCAGAAAAATATGTTGAAAAATTTGGTAAAGATAAAAATCTTTGGACTAAAGAAGCATCTCAAGAAATATTAAAATACTCTAATGTTATTAGAGAAACTGTAGTTTCATTAAAAAATCAAATAAGAAATGCAGCAAGAACAACTCAAGCTGGTAATATTAAAGTTGGAAAGTCAGGAACAAGATTTGATGCAGAAGAGTTTGCAAATATTATAAAAGAATACGAAGGAGATCCAATTACTATTGCTAATAAAATTGTAAAAGCAAAACCTCAAGAAGTTTTAAATATTGTTGCAAAAACAAAATATCATAAGGCTATAGAAGTTTATAACTCTGCTATGATTAATTCATTATTATCTGGAACTGGTACACAAAAAGTACAAATACTTTCTTCATTAAATGAAATGTTAATAAGACCACTTGAAATGATTGGTGGTGGTATTGTTAGAGGAGATCATAGAGCAATTAGATTAGGTTTTGCACAGTATCAAGGATTGTTAAATAATTTTAAAGAAACATGGAGAGCAACTAAATTAGCACTTAAACAATCTGATCCTGTACTAGATCCTAAACAAAGAACAATAGACAGTTTACAAATTGTAAATGGAAAAGCAGTTAAACCAATTACTGGAGAAAATTTAGGTTTTAATGGAAAGATTGGAACAGCAATTGATTGGATTGGATATGCAATTGATCTTCCATCAAGATTAATGATTACATCTGATGAATTATTTAAACAGATGAATTACAGAGGAAGAATGTATGCAAATGCTATTAATAATACAATGGAAAGAGGTTTAAATATTTATTCTAAAGAAGGAAAAGCAAATATTAAAAAAATAATGGATGAAGCATTTGATTTAGATGGAAGAGCAAATATTAAAAATAATCCAACGGCAGCGGATGCACTTAAGTATGCACAAGAATCAACATTAACAAATGATATTAGAGGTGGATCTTATTCAGATATAGGATCTAGTATTCAAAATTTTTTAAATAGTCATCCAGTTTTTAGATTTATTGCACCATTTATTAAAACTCCTACAAATATTTGGAGACATGTTGAAAATAGAATTCCTGCTTGGGGTATTTATACAAAACAAATGAGAGAAATGTGGAATAGCGGAGATCCTAGAGCAAGAGCAGAAGTTATAGGAAGACAAATGTTTGGTATGTCAGCAACATTACTTGCTTTAGATTATGCAATGTCTTCTATTCAAACTAAAGATGGAAAAACTTTACCATTACTTACAGGAAATGGTCCAGCAGATAAAGATGTAAAAAAAAGATGGATGGAATATGGATGGCAACCTTATTCAATAGGAATGGTAAATAAAGATGGTTCTGTAACTTATGTTCAATATAACAGAATGGATCCTCGTTTTTACATATTTGGTTTAGCTGCAGATATAAAAGAAAATATAGAAAATATAAATGATCAAGATAAAGAAGCCGCAATGCTTGGAATGTTTTTATCTATTTATAAAAATACATTAGGAAAAACATATATGCGTGGTATTGCAGATTCTTTAGAAACTCTTGCTAATCCAACTGAACAAACTATATCATCTTTATTTGGAAAGATTGTTGGTAATGCAATTCCATTTGGAGCATTAAGAGGTGAATTTGAAAAAACATCTTATGAAACAAGATCATTTGTTGATAGTGTTATTCAAAAATCATCTTTAGGGTCTTTATATTTAGATCCTAAAAGAGATATATTAACTGGAGAACCTATTAAAAAAATAACTGCTGGATTAATATTTAATCCTGATGGAGTATTATCTGTTTCTGGAATAATGATGGGACCAGCTTTAGTTGGTAAATCAATAGATGTAAAAGACGATCCTATTAGATATGAATTATTTAGACTTAAAGTTCCATTAAGACAACCATTTACAAAAAAAGAAAAAGTAGATTTAACTGAAGTAAAAAGAGATAATCAATCAGCTTATGATTATTGGATTGAAAGAATTGGTAAAACTAAAGATGGTGCAGGAAGAACATTTAAAGATAGATTAGAATTAGAAATAAATTCAACTACATATAAAAGATTACAAGAAGGAGAAGAGGGTTTAGTTGGTGGCAAGGAATATACAATTAGTAGAATATATGATCAATTTAAAGCCTATGCTTATGAAGATATGCTTAAAAAATATCCTGAAGTTAAGGTGGCTTTACAAACAAATATTGAAAAAAGAATAAGTTTATTGGACGTTAAACAAGAAGAAGTTAAACAAAAAAAATTAAATAAATAATGATAGACTTTATTAAAATCATTTAATATAGAAATAACATAATAAAGAACTAATATATGACAATATCTTCAACTACAGTTAAGAACAGTTATAGTGGTGATGGATCAACTACCACCTTTTCTTATACCTTTAAAATATTTCAAGACTCAGATATTCAAGTAATCATTCGTTCTTCTACAGGAACTGAAACAATTAAAACATTAACAACACACTATACAGTTACAGGAGCTGGTGTGGCTGGTGGTGGATCAGTTGTATTTACAACTGGTAATATTCCAACATCAACACAAACAGTTGTATTAAGACGTAACTTACCACAAACACAATCTATAGATTATATTGCTAACGATCCATTCCCAGCTGAATCACATGAAGAAGGATTAGACAGAGCAATGATGGCTGTTCAGCAATTACAAGAAGAAGTAACAAGATCTATTAAATTATCTAAAACAAATACAATGACATCTACTGAGTTTACTGTAGGTGCATCTTCTCGTGCTAATAAAATTCTAGCATTTGATAGTTCTGGAGAAATATCAGTTACACAAGAATTAGGTACTTATGCTGGCAACTGGACAACTGCTACAACTTACTATGCTCGTGATTTAGTTAAAGATACTTCTAATGGTAATATTTATATTTGTAATACTAATCATACATCCACAGGTACAACACCAATCAGTTCTAATGCTGATTCTGCTAAATGGAATTTAATAGTTGATAATGCTTCAGCATCTGCCAATGCTAATGCAGCAGCAAATCATGCTTCTAACTCTTCTAACTACGCAAACAATTCATCTAATAGTGCAAACACTGCAGCCAATCATGCGTCTAACTCTTCTAATTTTGCAAACAATGCTTCTAACTCTGCTAATACTGCTTCAACTTATTTAAGTTCAGTACAAGCTAATGCCAACGCTGCAGCAAACTCTGCATCTAACGCTTCTAACTTTGCTAATAATTCTAGCAACTCAGCAAATTCAGCAGCTAATCATTCTGCTAACAGTTCTAACTTTGCTAACAACGCATCTAACCATGCGTCTAATAGTTCTAATCATGCGTCTAACTCTAGTAACTTTGCTAATAACAGTTCTAATTCAGCAAATGCTTCAGCTAACCATGCTTCTAATTCATCAAACTTTGCAAACAATAGTTCTAATAGTGCTAATACTTCTGCTAACCATGCAAGCAATTCATCTAACCACGCAAGTAATTCTAGTAACTTTGCAAACAACTCTTCAAACTCTGCAAATACATCTAGCAACCACGCATCTAATTCTAGCAACTTTGCAAATAATTCTAGTAATCATGCTAGCAACTCAAGTAACTTTGCAAATAATTCTAGTAACTTTGCTAACAATGCTAGTAACGCAGCCAATGCAGCAAACAGTGCAAGAGATTCAGCATTAGCAGCTTATGATAATTTTGATGATAGATATTTAGGAACTAAAACATCTGATCCAACATTAGATAATGATGGTAATGCTTTAGTTGGTGGAGCATTATATTTCAATTCAACAGATAATGCTATGAAAGTTTATACAGGATCTGCTTGGGTTGCAGCTTATGCTTCATTATCTGGTGCATTATTAGTTGCAAATAATTTATCTGATCTAAACTCTACATCTTCTGCAAGAACTAATTTAGGATTAGGATCTATTGCTACATTATCAGCTCCATCTGGTGCAGTTGTTGGAACAACAGATTCACAAACATTAACTAATAAAACATTAACAACACCAATTATATCTTCAATATCTAATACAGGAACATTAACACTTCCTACATCAACAGATACATTAGTAGGTAGAGCAACTACAGATACATTAACAAATAAGACTTTAACTTCTCCTATTATTTCTAGTATTTCTAATACTGGAACTTTAACATTACCTACTTCTACAGATACATTAGTTGGAAGAGCTACTACTGATACTTTAACTAATAAAACTTTAACATCACCAACTATTAATACTTCTGAAACTTATGCTAACCAAGCTGAAATAAGATTTGCAGAAGCAACAGCTAATGGATCTAATTATGTAGGATTTAAAGGTGCATCAAACTTAACAGCAAATAAAATTTGGGTATTACCAACTGCAGATGGAACATCTGGACAATTTATAAAAACAGATGGATCAGGAAATTTAAGTTTTGGATCTGGTGGAATATCTTGGCAATCAGTTCAAACAACAGGTTTTACTGCTGTTGCTGGGAATGGTTATCCTTGCAACACTACATCAGCTGCATTTACAGTAACATTACCTGCTTCTCCATCTGCTGGAGATACAATTATATTATTAGATTACGCAGGAACTTTTGATACTAACGCAATTACATTATCACCTAATGGAAATAAAATTAATGGTTCAACAGATAATAGAGTTTTAAATACAGAAAGAGAAGCTGTAACAATTACATATATAGATGCTACACAAGGTTGGTTAGCATCATCTGGTGTAAATGAAGGAACAGTTTCTTTATCACCACCACCTTATTCAATAGATTTTTTAGTAGTAGCTGGTGGAGGAGGAGGTGGATATGATGATGGTGGTGGAGGGGGAGCAGGAGGATATAGAAATTCATATTCCACAGAAACTTCAGGTGGTGGAGGAAGTAGTGAATCAACTTTATCATTTTCTGTTGGAACAGTTTATACAGTTACAGTAGGAGGAGGTGGTGCTGGTAGTGCAACAGGTACTGTGGCAGGAACAAATGGAGTTGATAGTTCAATTTCAGGAACAGGAATTACAACAATTACATCTTCAGGTGGAGGAGGTGGTGGTTCAAGACCATCTGGAACTACTGGTCTTAGTGGTGGTTCAGGAGGTGGTGGTAATAGCACTACTGGTGGAAGTGGAACTGCCAATCAAGGTTTTGGTGGAGGGACAGGAATAACATCACCTAGAACTGGAGGAGGTGGTGGAGGTGCAGGTGAAGCTGGAAATACTGATGGTCAGGGACATGGTGGAGATGGTTTATCATCTTCTATAACAGGTTCTGCTGTTGATAGAGGTGGTGGAGGTTCAGGTTCTTCAAGATCAGGATCAGCAAATCCTGCTGGTACTGGTGGTGGTGGTACTGGTGGTATTGGACCAGGAACAGCTGCAACAAAAGCTACTGCAAATACAGGAGGAGGAGGAGGTGGTGGAGGTGATGGTGTTCCATCAGCAACTGGTGGTAATGGAGGTTCAGGAGTTGTAATACTTCGTATACCAACTGCAAATTATTCAGGAACTACAACTGGTTCTCCAACAGTAACAACAGATGGTTCTGATAAAGTTATAGTATTCAATTCATCAGGAAGTATAACAGGATAACTTATGGCACACTTTGCAAAATTAGGAGTAGGAAATATAGTTGAACAAGTAATTGTAATATCTAATGATATTGCAACTACTGAACAAGCTGGAGTAGATTTTATAAATAAACTTTATAATACAAGAGATGTTTGGAAACAAACTTCATACAATAACAATATTAGAAAAAACTTTGCTGGAATAGGTTATCAATATGACCAACAAAGAGATGCTTTTATAGCACCTAAACCTTTTAACTCTTGGATATTAAACGAAGATACTTGTAGATGGGAAGCACCAGTTTCTAAACCAAATGATGAAAATAAATATATTTGGAACGAATCAACATTGACTTGGGATATAATAGAAGTATAGTATTTTAAAAAACGAAAGGAAGGAAAATGGAATCAAATATTCATGGAATATTTCCAACACCTATTTATATATCTAAATTAGATAGAGAACTTACAAATAAAGAATTATCATTTATTGATAAAACTAAATCTGATTGTAATAAAAATGAAGGTAATATTACATCAAATGATAACTACATTCTAAATCATAAAGAATTTAAAGATTTAAAAGAAGATTTAGATTTAAGAGTACAAGATTACTTTGAAAAAGTAATATCTCCAACAGATGCAATTACACCATATATTACACAATCTTGGTTAAATTATACTGAAACAAATCAATATCATCATAAACACGAACACCCCAACTCTTTAGTATCAGGAGTGTTTTACATTAATTGTGATGAACAATTTGATAAAATTAAATTTTATAAAAAGGATATTTATTCAGTTATTAAACCAGAAATAAAAGAATGGCATTTATATAATTCTGAAACTTGGTGGTTCTCAGTTAAGACTGGAGATATAATATTATTTCCATCTTCATTAACTCACATGGTAGAAACTAAACAAGGAGATAATACTAGAATAAGTCTTGCTTTTAATGTTTTTATTAAAGGTACAGTTGGTAACAATAAAAATTTAACTGAACTTACTTTGTAATATATGAAAATATTAAATTTTAACTTTCCAATTTTTGTTAAAGATTTAAACTTAAATAATAATTATATTGATATTGTCAAAAATAAATCATTAAAAAAATATGATTTTAATAAAAATAACTTTTTTGATAAAAATGATGAATTATTTTCTATTCAAACTAATAATCAATTAAAAGATTATTTATTAGAAATATTAAAGCAATTAAATTGTAAAGAATATAAAATTCAAAATACATGGATTCAAAAATATAATAACAATGATTTTCACGATTGTCATATACATAGTCCAAATAGTTTTTCTTTTGTTTTATATATAGATTGTACTGAAGATTCTTCAGAAACAATGTTTTATAATGTTGGTTATCCTTATTTCTTTACACAAAGTTATAAAATAAAACCACAAATAGGAAGATGCGTTGTATTTCATGGTGCTATACCTCATACTGCTTTGCCAAATAAAGATGATAAGAGATTAATAGTAAGTGGAAATATAATATTTAGTTAATAAATGAACATCCTTATTGCCATTCCATGCTATGGAGGTAACGTTAGCAATCTAACATTCCATTCCATATTAAATACATTACGTTGGTTAAATGATTCTGGACACAATATCAGAATAGAAACCTTACCCACTGAATCCTTAATCTCTCGTGCCAGAAATAAATTCGTTACTAAGTTCTTAGAGAATAAAGAATTTAATGGTACGCATTTATTATTTATTGATGCTGACATAGGTTTTAATATTGAGAATCTTAAAAGAATCATAGACTTTAATGGGGATGTTGTTACCTGCACTTATCCTGTTAAAGGTTTCTATTGGCAGCAATTATTAGATCGTATTAAGAAAGATAACAATATGGATGAGAAATTGATGCGTGATTATCTACTTCAATTCAATGTTAATCTATATCCTAACACTCAATTTAGAAACGGATTCGCAAGGGTAAAGGAAAGTGCCACAGGTTTTATGATGATTAAACGTGAAGTATTTACTACAATCATGGATAAGTTTCCTAATCTAAAATACAAACCAGATTTAAGAACAGGAATAGAAGGATCAAGTAATGCCTATGATTTCTTTCCTGTTGGAATATACAAAGAAAAAGATGGTGTTAATAGATTCTTATCTGAGGATTATTACTTCTGTAGATTAGCTGAAGAGTGCGGCTTTGAGATCTGGACAGATGTTTCTACTCCTATTAATCATTTGGGATCTACAGAATATTATGGTAAATTTATAGATCAATTAAACAGGAGATAATATGACAACATTAATTATATTATTATTCTTAGCTATTGGTATCTTCATAGGTTGGAAGTTTGAGCATGTAGTTAATGATATTATTGAATCAGTTAAATTACACTTGAATATTAAATAGTCAGTACCATATACGCTTCATTAACCAATGGAGAATATGATGTACAACTATTCAGATATCAAAGCATACTGGAGCAAGTTCATTAATGATTATGCAGCAGACGTTAAGTCTTTCTGGAATAATTATTTAGAAACTATCCAAAATATATATAAGAAATAAATAAATTATATTTATAATTCAAAGAGTTATAAAAAATAATTTTATTTACTTATTATTCAATTAACTCTATCTCGCCACTGCCTAACCAACATAGGAGTTAGCATGGCAAAAAAGAAAAAATCCGCTGAGGATATTATATACGAAATCAAAGATTTACTTGATGACTTAGAGTTGATTGTAAATCCAGATGAAGGATATATATCTGATGAAGACGAAGATCTAGATGATGACATTGATCTAGATGATGAGGATTCAGAAGAAGAGTAATCCACATAGTATTGGTGGCAGAAATGCCACCTTTACTTGATCATTATAAATTTTTGTATAATATTTTTATTAATGAATAAAGAAAAAAATAAAGAATATAATAAATTATATCGTTTAAATAATAAGGAAAAAATAAAAAAAATTAAAAAAGAATATTATTTAATAAATAAAGAAATTATAAAAGAAAAAGTTAGATTATATAAATTATTAAATTCAGATAAAATAAGAGAAAAAAATAAAATATATATTTTAAAAAATAAAGAAAAAAGAAATAAGTATAATAAAGAATATAGTTTAAAAAATCCACATATTCAAAACGCTATAAATGCAAAAAGATACGCATCAAAATTAAAAGCTACACCTAAGTTTGCCAATCTTAATAAGATAAAAGAGATATATAAAAATTGTCCAAAAGGTTATCATGTAGATCACATAGTTCCTCTTCAGGGAAAAAATGTTTGTGGCTTACATGTAGAATGGAATTTACAATATCTTACTCCATCAGAGAACTCATCTAAATCTAATAAGTTTATATAGTAAATATTATTTACTTATCCACATTTTAGTATAGAACAATTTCATGAAATACTTATTAGTCTTTACAGCTTGCTCAATGCTGAACAATCAATGTCTAGATACCTTAAGTACAGGCAGAACATTTACTAGCTTTAGGGAGTGTTCTATTGCAGGATATGAGATGATCCTAGATCAAGCTCATAGATTTCCACCTTTAAAGTATGAAGTAGATCTACCTGCTTTCTTATTTGACTGTATTCCTTTTAAAGATCAGCCAGTTTAATACAATTCTTAATTGACTTTTTATCCACAACCACTATAGGTGGTGTATGAAAAGAAAGAAAAATACTATCTCTGCTACATCAGTAAGATTATCAGCACATGAAAAGCTGTGTGCTGAAAGGATGCAGCAACTTATTAAAACCATTGATGAATTAAAAGTAGAAGTCAAAGATCTTCGTGGTGATATGAATAAGGGAAAGGGTGTCATTTATTTCATCATATTCCTAGGTGGTATTGCAACAGCGATTGGTAGTTTCTTTCAATTCAAATAAACAACACAAGGTTTTACATTGCGAAAGGCAGACAAAGGATTAGTATCCGAAGCATTAGCACAAGCATACTTTGCTAAAGATCCAAACTTAATTGTATTCACAGCACTAGGTGGCGTTGGTCCAATAGATATTATTACATACAACACTAAGACAAAAGAATACATCAACTATGACGTGAAGACTGTATCATACAGAAAGTCAAATACTAAGTATGGTCATAAGAATAATGATCGTATTAATAGAACTCCATCTAAAATTCAAAAAGATATGAATGTTAAGATTGTTTATGTATATGAAGATGGTAAGATAATTATTAAATAAATGAAAGGTAATTATGTACGAAGATTTAAAAAACAGAATAAAGAAGCACGAAGGTTTCTTAGCTAAAGTTTATAAAGATTCATTAGGTAAATTAACCATTGGCTATGGTCATTTGCTTACAGAAGAAGATGACTTTGTTGAAGGTGTTATCTATGACAAAGATATATTAGAATCTTTATTTGATAAAGACTTTAATAAAGCTGTTCAAGGTGCGGAAGAATTACTTAAAGGTTATGATATTGCATTAGTGGCTAAAGAAGTAATCATTGAAATGGTATTTCAATTAGGAAAGACTGGAGTATCTAAGTTTAAAAAAATGTTTGAAGCATTAAAGAATAATGATTATAGTAGAGCTGCTAGTGAAATGTTAAACTCAGCATGGTATAGACAAACACCAAGCAGATGCGAAGAGTTGTCAGAACTAATGAAGAGCTGTCATTAATATGTGGAATATTATAGGTGCGTTTTTTAAAAACCCAGTATTTAATTTAATTGCTGATAAGACTATTGGTTCAATCAATCATTACTTAGAAGTTAAGAAACTTGAAAGAGTTGCAGAACTAGAAGCAATGAAAGATGTATCTATTGCTCAGGTAGATGCAAGTGAGAGATCTTTAAAAGATGAATGGCTTACAATATTTATTAGTGCAATTATTACTTGTTGTTTTATTCCACAATTACAACCTTATATGATTAAAGGTTTTGAGATCTTAAAGTCAGCACCTACTGAAATCCTTTATGCAATATTAATAGTATTCATGGGTAGTTTTGGCGTAAACATTTTAGATAAATATAAAAAATGAGTGATGATATAGTTACAATGTTTGCACAAGCATACAGTAAAAAGAAACCTACATTACTTGCACAGCAAGGATCTAATATTAAAGTTAAATTAAAGAAGAAGAATGGCAAAAAAAAATCTTGAAGATAAACATATACGAAAGCCACCTAAGAAAAGAAAAGGAAGACACACTAAGCGTGTGAATAAACATAAAACTTATAAAGCATACGTTGGTCAAGGAAGAATATGATGCAATTATTTTTAATGAAACTAAGTGAATGGTTAGTGGGTCCAGTAAAAAAGAAACGTGTGGTTAAATTTAAAAAGGTTATAAAAAAAGGAAGAAAGTTTATATGATTAAAAGTAAAATAAGCAAATGTATTTTTTGGTTAAAGAAAGGATTCTGTTCTTTACTGAAAGACTGTAAGTGTGGTAACGTAAATGAGGATCACTTTAATCCTTTTAAGGAGAAATTATAATGGTTAAAAAAATGTATCAAAATCCTAGCGGTGGATTGAATGAAGCAGGTAGAAAATATTTCAATCGTAAAGAAGGATCTAATTTAAAAGCTCCTGTCAAATCAGGTACTAACCCAAGACGAGTTTCTTTTGCTGCAAGGTTTGGAGGGATGAAAGGATCATTACTAAGCAAGAGTGGTGAGCCAACTCGTTTGAAACTAGCACTTAAAGCCTGGGGTTTTGGATCTAAAGAAGCTGCAAGAAATTTTGCTGCAAGACACAAAAAGAAATAATGGTTAAGAAAAAAGTCATACTTAAATCATGTGGGTTCTGCCATATCTGTAATAAAGAACACATGAGTAATGAAGGTGGATGGGTTATTAATGCTGAGAAATTAAACTTCTGTCATTCATTAGAGCATAGTTGCTATGAGATTTACTTTAATAATGTAAGAGCAGAACAAAAACAAAGTCTTGTCAATAACAATGAAAATGATAAACGTATGCAAATGTATATAGAATACTTAAAGACTAAAAAATGCAGACATAAATATCAGGGAGAAATGTAATGCCATTAAATGTAAAAGGAAAAAAGATTTTAGCTGCAATGCAAAAGGAATATGGAAAAGAAAAAGGTAAAGCTGTATTCTATGCTTCAGAAAACAAAGGAACTATTAAAGGTGTAAAGAAGAAAGGTAAGTCGCTACTATCATAATGAAAGAAAGTAAATACCACGAAACAAAAGAAGGAAAGAAAGTTCGTAAAGGTTTATACTACAATATAAATCAACGTAAGAAAGCTGGTACTTCTAGATCAAAAGAAAATTCTACTATATCTAAGAAAGCCTATAAGAGTTTACTATCTGGATTTGAAGACTAAGCCTTAACAGTATCCATCACATATTTATATTTATTCCAGATAGCATTCTCTGGTTTCCAGAAATGTTCTTTTTTTAATTTCATTTTGGTATGATGAATCATTGTCGTATGATCTCTATTACCTAAGATCACTCCAATCTTTGTGAATGGCATAGCATACTTATCTCTTAAAACATTTATTAATATGGATCGTGCAATCACAGCAGATTGTATTCTTGTCTGAGCAATAATATCATTAACATCAATTCCTAATTGATTGGCAACGATTGCTAAAATACTTTTAACATTCTCAGGTACAACCACATCATTGATAGTTACATACTTAACTACTTCCTTAACAACTGTTTGCTTATGTCTAACATTACTTTTAAAATATTCTCGTGCTAATTTATATCCAGTTCTAAATCCTGTACGATAGATTTTCTTTTCTCTATCATCTAAGTTTGCAAAACTATTAAATGAATATCTTAATTTAATTTCTTTTCTAAAGTCTTTTGGTGTCATAGCTATCCCTTTCAGTTGTAAACAACTTCACGTTGTCTTTCGTTTTTTTTTAATAATGACTTATGCCATTATCTTTTCTTTTGTCTGCTCAATTTTAAATATCAATCTTTTAGAATCATTTAGATTCTTTTGATACTTATGAAAGAACTCAAGAGCTTTGCGATGTCGCATCTCCTGTAGATCTCTCATCTTTTGCAGACGAATCTTTAGTTTGTCCAACTAAATCATCCTTCTGTTTAATCGTTGTAAAAACTGTTTTGATATTTCCAATCTTAACATCAATCACTACACCTTTGGCAGCTGGATCTGATGCAATTTCTACACTATCAAATTCCTCTGTATAAACAAAGGAACACTCACAGTTCTTATTACGAATAATCTTTACCACTATTTATCCTTTTTGGCAATACCCTTATGTCTTAGATTTTTAGTCATCTTGCAGTAGATTGCTAGATCATCATAGCTATCTGCTTTGTATTTCTTTGTGCATCTATATAGTTTCAATGCCATCATAATGTGTCCCACATCCTCAGGTTCTAATGTTTTCTTAATCTTATCAAATAAAACTATAGAAAATAGTTCTGCAAGTAATGCAAAGTTTTCCTCATAATCACCATACTCTTGGTGTCTTTCTTGGATAATTCTTTTTTGTATCTTTTCTTCAATAGAGATGAAGTCTTCTTTGTTAATCATATTGTTACCTTTTGTTGTTTACTCTACCCACTGGGACAACGAAAGGGTGGCTGAGAACAGCCGATGAAAACCCAATGGGTAGAATTAATAGTTACTTACGTAGCTATTAGTAGTTTCTATTACCAAAGCTCTTGTTATTTGCAAATGATTTCTTTTGAAATCCACCTGCTTTAAAGCCTGGCTGACTTACTCCTGTTTTTGCTTGTGCTTCTTTCTTAGTTAAGATCACAGTGTATCCACCTGTTGGATTACCTTCTATGTCTGTACCATCAAAGGCACAATAGTCATACCACTCACCATTAATATTCACATTCATCTTCCAGTTCTTTCCTTCTGGAGCTTTAGGTGAATTAGGTGCAACCATTACTGGTTGATTGTCGCCTTGTTTTTTATTTACATTCGGAACAAGATTCAAATAGATCTTATTCTTTGGTGCATCGTTCATTATTATACCTCATTTTGAGTTGTGATCTCATCACGCTTACTATTAAATCTATTTAAAATAGAATTGTAAGTGGCAAGATCTTTTATTTTTATTTGATCAAGTAGTTCTCTGTTGGCACGCCAAAGGAAATCAAGTTTCGCTGTATGCGGTGCGTAGTGAACTTTCTTCATCAGTTCATTAATTGTATTGGAATCAAATTTAGTTGGTCCAATACCTTTGTCATTCATAGGCTGTACTGGAATACCTAATTCCTCGTACTCTTCTTTGCTTGTCAAATCTTCTAAGCAAATGCCAAAGAACGATAAAGCTCGTGTGATAGCAAATGTTTCAGCTATCTCTAAATATCCTGGTTTATCTCTGTACTGCTTTGAGAAACCAGTGCTGATAATATGTTCAGGATCTGACTTTGTGATAATACATTTCATAATCACATAACGATCTGAATGTTCTTGTATCACACAGTTGATACCAAACTCTGTACCAAATATTTCTCTAAAATATTTTATCTTAGACCAAGCAGATACAGTTTTTTTACCATGTTGATTTAAGTATGTGCCATTGGCTGCACATAGTTCATTAACTTGCTTTATTTTTTCTTTCATTATTACCCTCTGTTGTTTGTTGATATATGCAAGAGTGTGCAAATACTTGATTTGATTTATAGTAAACGCCAGTCTTGTTTTTTTCTTTACTGATTATACTTGTATGCGTGTAAGTTAGTTTCTTAAACAAAGCATCACACAAGTAAGGATCAATTCCATTTACTTTATATTGATATGAATGCGACATACCATTCATAAGAATAATGGTTAATATTATTTTCATCTAGCAATTAAATAAACTAACAATACAAATATTGTTATTATTAAAAACATTTTAATAAACATATCTCTAAATAATTTATCCTCTCGTTTTTTTAACTGACGCATTATAGCATCATGTCTAAATTGTTGTCTAATCTTTTCGTGTTCTTTATTATAATAATTTATATCCATTATATTTTATCCCACAAACTTGCTGCTTTGCGTACATATTCTTCTTGAATATCTTTCCACATATAGCCAGAAAAATCTGGTGGTGGAATTAACTTAGCCATCTCATAAGGATTACCTTTACAAATATAAACTAAATTCTGTCTGATCTTTGCTTTAATTAAATCTTGTTGAACTAAAAATTCCATATACTCAGGAGTTAATAATTCGCAAGTATCAGGTGTAAAGATATTAAAGTTATCTTGGTTCACATATAAAAGATGAGGTGTTTTTTTAGTTGCATACCAATAGAAAGCACATTGCTTAACATGATTAACATCAGGTTGTTTGGGAAGATAACCTTTAACCCAAGAGTAACCAGCTTTAGTATCTGATTTTCTTTTTGATCTATGTTTAGTTTTTAATTCAACTAATTTAGTTCCATTTAATTGTTCATAATCTATTCTGCCAATCTTATCTAAAACTAAATCTTTAAATCTATAAGTACAGTATCTTTCACTTGCAACTTCATCTCCTAATTTTAAATCCTTAAGAGCAGAACAAGTAATTTTAATCATATCCACTAAATAGTTTTTAGTATCTTGATGCTGTTCTTTATCAGCTTCGTTGTGTGCTTGATACTTATCATACTCTTTTAATTCTTCTTGTATGATTGTATCTAAATCTTTTTTTTCATTTAATATTTTTTTCTCAGCATCAAACATATACTTAGATACATATTTTTGTGATGCTCTACCAATAGAAACACCAGCAGTCATACGATATGAAATGTTCATTAATCTTCTATCTTCCTGAGTGAAGTGGCAATATCTAATCAACCAATCACTATCAGACATTGCTTCTTGTGATGGTGAACTGTGGTCCAGATTAAGTTTCTTGTAATATTGCAAAGCAATATCTTCATCTATATTTTTTATAGACGCAGTAGAATTATTTTTTGTTAAATCAATAACCATATTAAACCTTTCATTGTTTAATAACCAATATATATATTAGTATTCACAAGTCAATAAATATTATTTGACAGTAATAACCATTTAGTTTATTGGTATTTTTCAACTTAACGAAAGGATAATATGAAACTTAAACAACAACTAAAACGATTACTTAAAAAGTATCACAAAACATTTGATTGTTTTGGAAACAGAAGGAAAGGTAAATGACACTACAAGAATACAAATTAGAAAATAAACTTACCAATAAAGACATTGCTAAGCTCATAGGATTGACAGGAAAAAATCCTATCGTGTCTGTGATTAGGTATTTAAAATCAGAACGAATACCTCATCCTAAAATTATGAATGTGATTACAAAAAAGACTAACAAGTTAGTACAACCTAACGATTTCTATGAGGCGTATTATGCAAAGTATAAAATATGAAAAAGTAATCGTAGTTTGGCAGGATATTAATAGCTGCGATAACGCATGGAATAGTGAGGATGATTTAATTAATCTTAAACCTGCTATGTGTAATACCATAGGTTATCTTTATGAAGATAATGCAAACTATATTAAAATGTTTGCAACATTTTCAATAGATCCAAACACAGAAGAACTAGATGTAGGCGATGCCATTGTTATTCCTAAAGGTTGCATCGTATCACTAAAGAAATTGGAGAACTAATGACTGAAAGAAAGAAAGTATTAACAGTAATATCTTTAGGTGTTGGAGTTCAATCATCTACTATGGCTTTGATGTCAGCTAAAGGTGTGTTGCCAAAAGTTGATTGTGCTATCTTTGCAGACACAGGTTTTGAACCTGACTTTGTTTATAAGTATTTAGAATATTTAAAAGAACAATTACCATTTCCAATTCATGTAGTTAATAATGGAAATATTAAAGAAGATATTAAGGAATGGATTCAGTCAGATAAAAGAATGCCAACAGCTCCATTTTTTACAAAGAATAGACAGACAGGAAAGAAAGGAATGTTAATGCGTCAATGCACTAATGATTATAAAATTATACCAGTAGCTAGAAAGATCAGAGAATTAATAGGATTAAAAAAAGGTATGCACTTTCCTAAAGATGTATTTGTTGAACAGTGGTTTGGAATATCTTTAGATGAAGTTGTTAGAATGAAATTATCTAATAAAAAATATCTTGTTAATCATTACCCATTAATAGATTTAAAAATGACAAGAGATCATTGTTTAAAATGGATGAAAGATAATAATTATTTATTACCTGAGAAATCAGCTTGTATATGTTGTCCCTACCACAGTGATTCTTTCTGGCAAGAAATGAAAGATACAAAACCAAATGAATTTAAACAAGCAGTTGAGTATGACAAGTTTATAAGACAAGGTAATACTAAAATAAAAGATGAACTTTATTTACATCGTTCTTGTACTCCACTTGATACGATAGAATTTAAAAAGATTAAAAATGATAAGCAACAAGACTTTGGATTTAATAATGAATGCGAGGGAATGTGCGGAGTTTAATTGAATCTATAATAGATATAGGTACTGGATTTGTAATAGCATTATTAATTCAGTTTTATATATTTCCAATGTTTAATCTATACCCTACTATTTCAGTAGGAATTAAGATCGCATTAATATTTACTTTTGTATCTATTATTAGATCTTGGTTTTGGAGATTAGTCTTTAATAAAATGAAAGAATAAAATGATTGATAAAGAACTGCATGTTGAAGATGTAATAGAAATGTACAACGAAAAAATATTAATTCTTCAAAAAGAAATAGATAGATTAAACTTAGAGATTGAATGTCTTAACATTGAATTACTAAAGGCTAGATCTAATAAGCATATTGAATCTGAAAATTAATGGCACGACATAATTATTTTAATGGTGGAGATCACTATTCGCAGTGGCATAGAAACAAGTGCGATGGTATTGCTTATATAGATATTGATTCAGTACCTTGCTGTATTCATAAAGGGTGTTGGCAACCATTAGCAATAGTAGAAACTGTCTTTGATGTTGGTACTTATAAGAAGAAATATACAACTATCGTAGAACACATAGCCAAATCCTTAAATATACCCTGTTTTTTGCTGTACTATAAACCTATACCTAGCTCGGATAGCCTAGAGTTCGTATATGCTCAAAAATACCCATTTAAAACTGATTTAAACCCTATTCCTGAGGGGGAATGGTATCAGCTTTTGCTTAATCTGCAGATAGAACACAATAAACACTGTAAATATGCCAAAAAATAAAGCACATATTAGAATACCTGTGTCTGTATTCACACATCGTAGTTATTTAGGCTTGCCAGAGGGTAGGAAAGGCGATTGTTTGGCTGTACTTGCGGCACTTATTCGCTTTACGAATGCTAAAAGTGGCACTTGTTATCCTCGCTATGCTAAGCTAAAGGAGATTGTTGGCTACTCTGAATCTAAATTAAAGGTTATTATTAACCTAATGTTTAAGCACAGAATGATTAATAAAAAGCGATTATCCTCAACAAATCTATATCAAATCAACCCAGAGTTGTTATCTAGTGATAGTCTAACTTCACCTGTCATAAGCAATAGTGATAGGTTAAATCAGACTGGCGACAGTCTAAGTTCACCTATCAGACAGTCTAACTTAGACTCTATTAATAAAACTAATTTAATAGAAACTAGTTTAATAAGAACTAGGTATAAAAATACAATAGATAGTATTGTTAATAATAAAAATTTGAATAAGGAAAATAAGATTATTAAACTGGCTACTCTACCCTTGCGAGAATTAAAAGAATGTATTTCATATCATCCTTACTATGTACAAAAAGCCATTGAACACCAAGAGCAAGAGCTGCGTGCAAAAAAGATACTACCAAAGCATGTAGTTGATCAAGCCATAACAGCAGCGGTATCAAAGACATTAAAGAATAGATCAGCAGCATACAAAGCAAAGGTTGAATATAACAAAAGGAATAACCTAGACTGGCAAGGCAAACCAAAGAAGTAGCATGGCAGGAAGACCAAGTAAAAAAATATTCTGTATGGATATATCAAGGTTGAGTGGTAAGCCATGTCAAGCTAAAGGATTTCCCACAAATAAGTTTAACAAGAATGGATTTCAAATTTATAAATGTAGGTTTCATGGAGCTCAGAACACAAACTTCTATGGCTTTAGAGATAGAGCCAATAGAGGAGGGTTTAACAAGCCAGGTTATTCAGATGAGAAAAAGATTAAATCACTTGCAAGTTTAAAACAATTTAGAGATAAGGATTTAGATTATGTCAGACAATATTACTACCAAAAAGCAAAGCCAAGAGTTGATAGTCTTGGAAGATACAATTCTAAATACAGTACTAGAGCAGCTATCCGAAGGAAAAACACTAGCAAGTATAAAGAAGGAAGGAACATTACCGATCAGCTTGAACAAGTTTTATCAATACTTGAATCAAGAAAACAACAAGGAAATCAAGGCAAAGATTGAACAAGCTCGTAAGATTGGGGTCCAGAATATTGTCGATAAATTGCTCGATATATACCAAGCCGATATAAACCAAGATACTTTAGATCCAAATCTTATTAGTTGGATAAGAGAAAAAACAAAATTCATTACTTGGTTAGCAGGTAAGACTTCAGATTTATATTCAGATAAAAAAGATTTAACATTAAATAAAAATATTAATAAGCATATCACTGTATCTTGGTTGGATAGTCCAGAAATTCAAAAGCAATACCTAGATCTAGAAGCCGAAGAGCTTAATGAAACAAAGCCAATACCTTTAGACAAATAAATTAAATATTAATTTTATCTTCTGTAAAATTGTAAGGTATTTCAATAAGTTTATCTTCTTTAAATACTGATCTATTTATTTCAAGGTTATTATTAAACATTTCATCTATGTTATAGTTATTATCTTGAACATATTGATCAATTAATTTCCCAATAAGTTTTGAGATTGTTATTTGTTCATGAGTTGAGCAAGTAATTAATTTCTTCCATACATTAAGTTTAATACTCAACATTTTTCTGTTGCTTACAACATCACTTGCATTCAAGATTATCTTTTTTTTATTGTGCATATTCAAATTGATCCTCCATTATTTTATGTGCCAATAGATTTCTGTTCTGCAATTCACATTCAATTATTCTTTTGTAAATGATTTCATTAATTTGATTTAATTGAAACTGATTGTATAAATCAAATTGATCTAATAACTTTTCATCATTTAACAAAGCCACTTTCTCTTTGAGCTGTTGGATTGTGATCATTATTGTACCTCCTGTTGTTTGATATAAATGCCATAATCTTTATTAATAGAATAGGCATCAATTCTTTTATAGTTTTTGTTTAGGTATCTAGTACAAGCATTTAAAGATTTGAAATTTTCAATTTCATGATCTACGCCTTTAATATTTTTAAACAATATGACTTCGTTATCATATTGAGTGATTGCTATTTTATATTTAGTCATTATGCTACCTCCTTTATTGTTTCAAACTCATACATATTTTCATCACAAGTTAAGCATACATAAGGATAGTCTATGTCTTTATGTATTTCTACATAGAGATTAGATAAACAATTATGACATAGTTTATCTTTTAACATGTGTTCAGATTTATATTCTTTATTCATTGTTTTCCCTTTCATTAGTATGTTGTTAATTTAAAATATTCACCTAGATACACAATCAAATGAATTGAAGCATAGCCAAGAAGAATAATTATAGCTGTTGCCAATAATGCTTTTAAGTCGGATCTATTAAACATTATGCAGCCTCCTCGTCTTCGTTTAATATTGTTAGCTTACCATTCTCTAACAACAAAACTTGATAGTCATCGTTTGTTAAAAATACATAACCTGAGTTTGTATTAAACGCTAAAGATATTCCAGAATCTGAAAAATCTTCTGGATAACCATATTTTGAAACAGCTGATAATAGTTTACTTGCAATATCAAGCTCTCTAAAACCAAATGCTTCTAAGTTTACTTGTACAATGTTTGTCATTTTATAACCCTTTCAGTTGTTATATTTATATACTATCATAACCAATAAAGTTATGTCAAGTATAGATCTTAATTTATTTTAAGATCCTATAACCCTAGATAATTCCAGGGTTATAAGTTCCTAAAGTTATGCAATATTATTAACTGTTTTATAATCTTCTAAAATTTGTTCCATAGTAAGATTATTAATTTCAATATTACATTCCTTTAATAATTTCTTACCAGCTTTAGTTCTTAACATTCTAGTACAAACCATAAAGCCATGAACAAACCTGTCAAATCTATTCCACTGTTTAATATCTCCAATTTGATTAGAAGATGCTTTTTTTAAATCAACACCACCTAAAGCAGCTATCTGATCAAACAATGTTATAGTTTTAACTGTGCCATCTTTTTTTGTGTACTTATCTCCAACTTTAAACATTAAGCAACCTCCTTAATTTGTTTTTCAACTATTGCTTGTTTAATACCTTTACCATTTTTATAAGGTATTATTTTATAAGGTGTTATACTTGAAGTTGCCACTTCTAAACATTCCTTAATATAAACATCCCAGTTAGTAGATGCTTCACTTAACATTTCTCTATTCATATTTACTCCTTAAGTTGTTTAATAACCATTTAGGATATAATAATATTAATGTAAATATATAAAATGAATAAAAATATTAAGCTATTGAATTTAAAGCGATTTATTTTTAAACCTAATAAAATCGCCAAAAAGAAAAATAAGACAAATAGAAAAGATTAATAGAAAAGAAAAGATCCAAGAATATATCCTGGAACATTGGACCAGATTATCAACAGACTAACTTAAAGATTGAATAAATAGAATTAAATATAAACCAATTAAAAACAATAATAGAAACAAAACCTTTAATTGTGTGGGTAAGTATTAAAGATTAAATGAAATAAAGATCAAATAATGTTCCTATTTATTAATACAACCAGCTCATTTGCATTGTGTGTATTTGTAGCGGATATGCAACACTGTGATATTAATGCAACAGTTTATCGTATAGGTTGCTATTTAATTTACAGTGATAATAAAAAGTTATCAGACTAAACGATCTATATATCTATAAGCTCGGCTAATTTTAAATTACGTATAACCCATAGCACCCAAAAACCACTCGCACAACGCAATTACGTTATAATGGGACTTATTAGGATACCCTTAGCCACATAGCCTTCCACAGCATTGTAGCCACATAGTCAGTTTGCCGCCAATCCCACCACAGTCAAATTCCAAAACGCACAATGGGTATATCCCAAAAACAACCCACCACCTTTTCCTTTGCCTGACCCACCTTTTTATATATTAGTAAAACACTATAGATAGTATATGAACAGTATCATGCACCAAGATGATGAAGATTTTTATAATACAAATGTAAAGGCTGTTGTCTTTATTGAGAAAGATAATTCAATAACAGTTAAGTTCACAGGCTTTGAAAACAAAGAGCATTCAGCCATATTTAGTTCTTGGTTAATGATGTTACTCAATATTGAAAACGCTATCATTAATGATGCCAAGTCTAAGGCAATCCATTAGTTATGCTAACGCCAATAACCGAAACAATTATAAAATCAACTAACGCAGAATATAAAATTCCTTACACACCAAGAAGAGAACAGACCAGATTACATTTTAAACTAATGAAAAAAAGGTGGTCTGTATTAGTCTGCCATAGAAGGTTTGGCAAAACAGTATGTATGATTAACCATCTATTAATGTCAGCATTAAGATCTACAAACATTAATCCAAGATATGCTTATATTGCACCTACCTTTAAACAAGCTAAATCTATTGCTTGGGATTATATTAAACAATACACCTCATTAATTCCTGATGTTAAATTCAATGAAACAGAATTACGTTGTGATCTACCTAATGGTTCAAGAATAACATTATTAGGTTCAGAGAACTCAGATGGATTAAGAGGTATCTATCTAGATGGCTGTGTCATTGATGAGTATGCCAATGTACAAGGAAAACTATTTACTGAAATTATAAGACCAGCACTCTCCGATAGAAAAGGATGGTGCGTATTTATAGGTACACCACAAGGAACAAATAATAACTTCTATGAACTCTACCAACATGCACAAGGCGATAAAGAATGGTTTAACTATAAAGCCAAAGCATCTGAAACTAAAATAGTAGATGATGCAGAATTAGCGGCTGCAAAGAAAGTCATGGGTGAAAAGAAATACCAACAAGAGTTTGAATGTGATTGGATCGCAAATATTGAAGGTGCGGTTTATGGAGATGTAGTTGCTAAAATGGAAGATGCTAAGCAACTAACAAGAGTTCCTTATGATCCATCCTTACCTGTTTCTACAGCTTGGGATCTAGGTGTATCCGATCATTCAGCAGTTATATTCTTTCAACAAATGGGAAGAGCCATAAATATTATTGATTATTACGAAGAACGTGGTCAAGGATTACCTCACTATATTCAAATGCTACAAAGCAAAGATTACGTTTATAAAGATCATTATGCACCCCATGATATTGAAGTTACTGATTTTAGTAATGGTAAAACAAGACGTGAGGTGGCTTATCAATTGGGTATTAATTTTAAAGTTGTACCTAAGATTCCATTTGAAGATGGTATCCATGCAACCACAATGTTATTACCTAGATGTTGGATTGATACAGACAGTTGCAAAAAACTAATAGATGCGTTAAGACACTACCATAGGAAGTTTATAGATAAAAACAGAATGTTTAGATCTAAGCCTGTACATGATTGGAGTTCTCACGCTTGTGATGCAATGCGTTACCTTGCAGTTGGAATCCAAGAAATAAATACTAGACAATCTGCACCACAAAGTGTAGCTGATAACGAATATAGGATTTTATAATTATGGGATTTTTAATGCCAAAGATGCCAAGTTTGCCACCTGTGCAACCTTTGCCACCTGCACCAACAAATAAACTTACTGCAGAAGAAGAAGCAAAAATAAAAGCTGAACAAGATGCTATTGAAAGAAGACGTAAAGGTAGAGCATCTACAATATTAACTTCTCCATTAGCTGAAGAAGCTACTACAGAGAAAAAAACTTTATTAGGATCATAATATGGGAGCAGTCGTTAGACCAATAGCTAGTTTTGTATCACCATCTAATCAACAAGCTGTTGCACAACAAGTTACATCACAAGCTGTTTCATCTGCACCAACAACTGCAGAAGTTTCTCAAGCAACAGCAACTGATGCTACAGGATTAAAAAGAAGAAGACGTGGAAGATCAGCTACAATATTAACTGGTGCAGCAGGTGTTGAACAAGGTGCAACTTTAGGCACACCAACCTTACTAGGATAATTAATGGGTGAAACAGATTTAGTAAAAGATCTCTTAAAGAGATTTGGAAAATTAGTAACACAAAGACAAACGTGGGAATCGCATTGGCAAGAAGTATCAGATTACATGATGCCAAGAAAAGCAGATGTAACGAAAAGAAGATCACCAGGAGATAAAAGATCTGAATTAATATTTGATTCATCACCTTTACATGCTGTTGAATTATTAGCAGCATCCCTTCATGGTATGCTTACTAATCCATCTACACCATGGTTTTCATTAAAATTTAAAAATACAGATTTGCCAGATGAAGATGTTGCTAAAGAATGGTTAGAAGATTCAACTGAAAAAATGTATGAAGCATTTAATAGATCAAACTTCCAACAAGAAATATTTGAACTGTATCACGATCTAATTACTTTTGGTACAGCAGCGATGTTCATTGAAGAAGATGAAGATGATGTAGTTAGATTTTCAACAAGACATATTGGTGAAATTTATATTTCAGAAAACAATAAAGGAAAAGTAGATACAGTATTTAGAAAGTTTAAATTAACAGCTCGTGCTTGTATTCAACAGTTTGGTGAAAAAAATGTTTCTAAAACAACAATAGGCATAGCATTAAAAGATCCATACGAAGAAGTTACAATCCTACATGTTGTTTATCCAAGAGAAAATTATGATCCTAGAAAAAAAGATAACAAGAATATGCCATTTGCTTCTTGCTATATTGAACCAGAAACTAAACATGAAATATCTCAATCAGGATTTAACGAGTTCCCTTATGTTGTGCCACGTTATTTAAAAGCATCATTTGAAATATATGGAAGATCTCCTGCAATGACTGCATTGCCAGATGTTAAGATGTTAAATGAAATGTCTAAGACAACGATTAAAGCTGCACAAAAACAAGTTGATCCTCCACTATTAGTTCCTGATGATGGATTTATATTACCAGTAAGAACAATTCCAGGTGGATTAAATTTTTATAGAGCTGGAACAAGAGATAGAATTGAACCATTAAACATTGGTGCAAATAATCCACTCGGATTAAATATGGAAGAGCAAAGAAGAAATGCAATTAGAGATACATTCTATGTAAATCAATTAATGATGCAGAATGGTCCACAAATGACTGCAACAGAAGTTGTTCAGCGTAACGAAGAGAAGATGAGATTATTGGGTCCAGTTCTTGGAAGATTACAATCGGAATTACTTAGACCAATGATTGATAGAACATTTGCAATATTACTTAGAAAAAAATTATTTAGACCAGTTCCTGATTTTTTAAATGGTCAAGATATTCAAATTGAATATGTATCACCATTAGCTAAAGCTCAGAAGACTTCTGAATTACAATCTATTATGAGAGCAATAGAAATACTTGGATCATTATCAAATGTTGCTCCAGTATTTGATTATATTAATATAGATAATTTAATTATTCACTTAGCCGATATTGTTGGAGTTCCTGCTAAAGTTTTAAATTCTAGAGGTGAAGTTAATGCAATTAGACAACAAAAACAACAACAAGCTCAACAAGCACAGCAATTTGCTCAAATGCAACAAATAGCAAAAGCTGGTGGACAAATTGCACCTTTAGCAAAAGCATTACCTGAGGAGGCTAAGGCTTTAGTAGCACCACAAGAATAACAACAGCAAGGAAAATACATGGAAGAACAAATAAATAAATTAAAAGATATATATA